AAGCTGGGCGTAATTTAGCAGGGATTTATAGAAGATTAGCTAATCCATCGAAACAAGTGGGAAATGCTTTAAAAGACTTAAATATTCAACTTTATGATCAGCAAGGACATTTTAGAGGATTAAAAGCATTATCTGATGATTTAAAAATTGCTACTGCTGGTCTTACTGAGGAAGAAAGAAATAGATATTTGACAATAATTGCTGGTGGAGAAGGTATGAAAATACTAGCATCCATTATGGGGACAACAGAAGAAAACTATAACAAAGTTGCCAATGCTGTAAGAAATTCTAGCGGTGCAACAGATAAATTTGCTAATGATATGAGTAATACAACAGCTAATAAAATAGCACAATTTAAATCAGCAATAGATGATTTGAAAATATCGTTAGGAGAAGCATTCGCCCCAATAGCGACTAGGTGGATGGAAGACTTTATGAAAAAAGTTGAAGAATGGCAAAAAAGTGGAGCATTAGAGCCTGATAAGTTAAAAGGGCAAGCAGAACAATTAACAAAAGTCGCAGAAATAGGAATGCGAGGAATTATAGGAGCTAAAGGTGCAGTTTGGGGAGCTCAATTAGGATCAGCAATTGCACCTGGAGTAGGAACGGCAGTAGGTGCTGCAATCGGTGGAGCTATTGGATATTATTCACCAGACATAATAAAAAAACTACTAGAACCTAAAGACCCAAAAAAAGAAAAAGAAAAACAAGAAGCTATAGGTAGAGCTTTTACTCCTGGAGCAAGTCAATCTGGTTATAATTCTGGCGATGGACAATTTCATTATATGGGGTATTCTGGTGTTAAAGTGCCTTCAATGGCAGAAGCACAAAAAGAAGAATCAGCAAGAATTGCAAGGCAAAAAGAATATGACAGAAGAGCATACGAAGCTTTACAGAAAGTTATACTGGGTATGAATGCTGTTAAAGCAGGAGTAGCACCACAAAATCCAGCATTTACACAGCAAGATAGAACAGCACAATTAACAAGTGCAATTTCACAACTTTTATCTAAACAACAAAATACTAATCCTCTACAATCGTTTGATCCAAGCACTATAACTAATGCTATCAACTCTGGATTAAGTCCATTAAATAGTTTGCCAAGTCTTTTGAATACTAGTTTGAGCACAATGCAACCGCCAATACCACAACCAGTATCAATAGAACAAGTTATAAATCATCAGGCTAATGCACAAATAGCTGCACAATTGTCAAATATAACAATAAATGACACAGCAAAAATTGAGAGTATAGCTAGACAGATAGCACAAAATGTTAGTCAAAATACATATAACACTATGATGTCAAATTTACAAGCTCAAATTCAAGCATCACAATAATTACGAAAGGAGTTTTAATATGAGATCAATATTTATGTTATTGCACGATACAGAACCGTTTATTTTTGTGATTCCACCGTCGGATTTTAAAATTACGAGCAGTCAAAACAGTGAAGTTGTAAAGATATTAGATGTTGGAGAAGTAGCATTAATAGGAGAAAAAAACATAAAAAAAGTCAATTTTTCTACATTTTTACCTGCTAAAAAATCTAAATTTTTTAATTTTTTACTAAATCCACACTCGCCAATGAGTGGTATAAAAAAATTGGAGAAATATAAAGATAATAAAGAAGTTTTAACTTTGGTAAGTGCTAATTATAGTATTTATTTTAAATGTTATATTGAACAGTTGGAATATGAAATAATAGAGAGAACAGGAGATATTGATATTACAATTGATTTGATAGAAGCTCGGAAACAGACAAGATTGATTGATGATGTTAATGAACTTTATGAGCGATATACTGGGAAGACTTCGCCAATTAAAGAGTATCAACTGGAAGAGAGATTTGAAAATTTAAAGAGCGGATTAAAAAATAAAATAAAAGAAAAAATTGATAGCTTGATTAAAGTTTAAAAAGGAAGTTTGGAAATGTTAAAGATTGTGATTAATGATAAAGAACACATAAAAAAATTTGAACGAATTACTTGGAAGGGTGGAATAAATGGAACATCACGAACATTAGAAGTAAAATATTTAGATGATAATCAAATTGCTAATTTAGGAGATAAAGTGGAATTCTATGTTGATGCTGATAAATTATTTATTGGTAAAGTTTTTTCTGTTGAAGTTGTTGGAGATAGTAAAATTAGGACTTTTAATTGTTTTGATAACTCCATATATCTTAATAAAAATTATTTTGTGAAAAACTTTAATAAGAAAAAGCCGTCACAAATATTAAAAGAAATTTGTGGAGAGTTGAAATTGGAAGTTGGGAATATACCTGAAGACAAAGTGGATTGCACTTATCCAGCAGTTAATAAGAGTGGATATCAAATAATTTTGAACGCTTATACGATTCAGCATAGAAAAGATAAAAAAATATATTCTATTGTTAGTAATGATGGAAAAATAGAAGTTGTGGAACAAGGAAGTTTGGCAGATGTTATGCTAAATTCTGAGAAAGATATAAAAAGTTCTAAATATGGTGAAGATATTGAACAAATGGTGAATCAAATTGTTATCTATAAAACTGAAAAAGAAAAACAACAAATAGTAGATAAAGTAGAAAATAAAGAAGACAAGGAAAAATACGGATTATTTCAAAAAGTAATGCAGTATGACAAGGATAGGGATAATATCAGCAATGCTAAAGAGATGTTGAAAAGTGTTGAAAAAACAGGAAATATCACTTGTCTTGGTAATGTTTTGATACAAAGCGGTTATTCAATAGGAATACACGAACCACATACAAACCTTGTTGGTAGTTTTTTAGTAAAAAATGATACACATACTTGGGAAAATGATATGTATTATTGTGATATAGAATTAACTTTTGAAAATGTGATGGATAAATCCGAATTTGAAGAAAAACCAAAATCGAAAAAATCACAAAGTAAAAAGAGTAAGAAAAACAAGAAAGGTGAGAAAAGCAAGAAGAATGAGAAAAATAAGAAAAAGGTAGGTGCTAAATAATGAGCATGTTTGAAATACTTAACGATATGATTGATAACGGAGTGCAACAGCAATCCAACAATTTTATAAGAGCTAGTGTCACTAGTCCACCGCCTGAATTAAAAATAAAATTTGATAATGTGGAAATACCTTCAGAGCAGATTTACTGTTCTAATTTCTTATTACCACATTATCACAGAACTTATAAAATAGACGGTGTTATTGATGAAATAACTATTAATGCTACAACTCAAACAGCGATAGGAAATGGACCTGCTTCACACACCCATGACCATTCGACAATTAAAGGTTCTGGAACTTATAAAAGTAGTAAGGATATATGGTTTGAAGACACTTTAAAAGTTGGAGATGAAGTGCTAGTTTTAGTGCTAGGGATAAATTATGTGGTAGTTAGTAAAATAGTGAAAATGCCAAGTGGTGCAATAGAAGGAGTGTAAATATGGATTTTGAAGAATTGTTCTTGAAACAGAACGAAAAAAAAGAAAAAAAGGAATTACCTCTGTTTAAAGAATATGCAATTAATTTTGATACGCTGGAACCTTTGAGAAATGGAAATAACCTTGTTGAATTAAGCGGAAATGAAGCACTCAAGGTATGGATATTTAAGGCACTTAAAACTAAAAGAAATTTTTACGAAATACATTCGGATAGTTATGGAAATGATTTAGATGTACATATTGGTACAGTTTATCAGGAAAGTATAAAAAATGCTTTAATTATTTCGGAAATTAAAGATTGTTTATTAGTTAATCCGTATATTTTGGACTGCTATAATTTTGAATTAAACTACAACAACGATGATAATAATTTAAAAGTCTCTTTTAATGTTTCTACCGTCTATGGAGAAAGTGAGGTGTTATACAGTGAATAAAATAGAAGCAAGGAATAAGTTTTTATCTAATTTGGAAAATAATTTTTCTAAAATAGAAGGAACATTTAATTTTGACCTTGCAAGTGCTTACGGAATAGAAGCTGAAGCAATATATAAATTGCTAGAATTTTGGGTTAAGCAAACTTTTATTGATACTGCAACAGAAGATGAATTTATAGATTATCATGCGATGCTTTTCGGAGTGACGAGAAAGCAGGGAACAAAAGCAAGAGGAGAAATATTAATAACAGGGAAAGCTGATACTACAATATCTGCAGGATCAATAGTATTGAAAACGGACAGCACAAAATACAAGCTGCTTTATGATACGACTATAGCTTTTAACGGAAAAGCAGTTGCGGAAGTGGAGTGCTTGCAAACAGGAGAGATTGGGAACTGTGCTATAGGTGAGATAGTAAATTTTGAAATAGCTAACGCCGACATCTTTACAGTGACTAATGAAAAAGCTTTTACAAACGGTTATGAAAAGGAGCCCAACGACAGTTTAATAGCGAGAGCGAAGGAAAGAATATTAAAACCAGCACATAGTGGTAATATATATGATTATGAGAAATGGGCAAAAGAAATAGACGGAGTCGGTAAAGTGTTAGTTGAACCGCTATGGAATGGAAACGGAACAGTAAGAGTCAGAATCTCGAATTACAATAATGCCTTAGCTGATAATGAGCTGATACAGAAGGTAAAAAGAAGGATAGAGCAGATTGACGGTAGACCAATTGGATCCAATGTTACAGTAACAAGTTTTGACGGTAAGAATATTGCTATATCTGTAAGCGTTATTTTAAGTCCAGGAATAAAGTTAAATACCGTATCAGATCTAATTAGTTCAAAAATAAAGCAGATGATAAAAGATAATTCGGCGCTATACACTTTAAACAGTAAGGAAATTTTATCAATTAACAGAATTGAAAAAATAGTTTTATCTATTAATGGAATTGAAGACTGCAAAGTCCTGATAAACAATGACATCAGAAACATAACTGTAGAAAGCAATGAAATATTAATAGTGACTGGGGTTGTTATCAATGAACAGTAAAATAAAAGTAATCTCCAAAGTTGCAAGAAATAGTCTACAGGTTGATTTAATAAAAAGTTTAACAATAGAGGCTCAAAAAATAAAAAATGATATTGAGAAATACAAGGAGTTTATTTTTTTAAACTTTTTTAACGAAGAACAGATTCTGAAATATGAAAAATTTATGAATCTGGAAGCAGATTCAAGGTTGAGTTTACAGGACAGAAGAGAGAGAATTCTGTTCCGTCTGTTATCTAAAAGAATATTTTCTCTCGATAACTTAAAAGAACAGGCTAGAATATTTACAAATGGGGAAATTGAAGTAACAGAAGTATTTAACGAATACTATTTTATTATAAGATTTACAAGTATTTATGGAATACCACCCAATTTAAATAATTTTATTAATTTTATAGAGTTAAATAAGCCAGCTCATTTAGGATATAAAATAGTTTACAGCTACATGACTTGGGATGAATTTGACAGATATAACAAGACATGGGACGTTTGGGATAGTTTAAATTTAAATTGGGATGATAGAGAAAAATATAAGGAGTAGGAGGTAAAAAATGCCAGCACAGAAAAAAACAAGTTTAGGACTTAATCAATGGATAGGGAGTGAGTATCCTAAAAGAATTGATTTTGTTGAAGACAATAAAATAATAGATGACGAATTAATTAAGAGGGTGAAATATACAGATGTAGCAACGGAAACGAAAGAAGGAATAGCTCGAATACATTCACTAGATACTGTTGAAAATCAGTCAAATGAATTGCAAAACATGGTTGCAAAGAATTTACAATCACAGATTTCAGATTTTATAAAAACTCTTAATAACGATGAAATACTGACAGCAAAATCATTAGTAAAATATTTAAGTAAATTGTTGAAACCAGCAACGGAAAATACTTTTGGACTAATTGATTATCAAACGATTAAACAAGTGTCACCCAAGCCCGATTTAACACCGTATGTACCGTTCTCGAAAGGATATAGAGTGAAAGATAATACAACAGAGTTTGTAAGAAGCAATGGAGTTGATTTATGGAGTGCGAGGCATCATTATATGTATGATGAAGCTGGAAATTATATGGGAGCTTATCACCTAAATGGTGGTCGTGCATATTACAAAGTGCCTAACAGGAATGGTGGAAATTGGTGCGAAATAATGGATAATCACGATATGGCAGTTAGGGATAACAGGATGAATGATATGGATGCAGATAGAAGAAATCTATGGGGAAGAGCTCACAATGCTTGGGATAAAGCAAATGACGCTCAAGTCAATAGAATTTATGAAATAAGATTAGCTGGGTATATAACGTTACCTTTCAAACAAATACCGACTGAGCGAAATGGGTATGTAGTTACTGGAATCTGGAACGATGATAACGATATAGATGATAGAGATTTTATACAAATGAGAATATTGCAATTTCATAGAAATGGGCAATGGTTAAACGCTTATTTTGCGTAAATAAAAATTAGAAATGAGGTAAAAATGAAAAAATTTATAGTAGATAAAATAAAAATAATAGAAGACAAGGATTTCAAATATATTGGGATATATGACGAAAAAGATAATGACTGGTATAAAGAACAAAAAGAATTTGATTCAGAAACTTTAAAAGTAATGTATAACAAAGATAGTCTTTTGGTATTGAGCACAAGTAAAGATGTTTCAGTATTAGCACCAACAATGGTTGGAGATGTAGTGGAAGAAATAGAATATCAGGAAGTAAAAATAAATCCAAATTTATATTTTGTGAATGGAAAAGTTGTAGAATTACAGAATTATGAAACTATAAAAAATGGTGAAATTGTATTTAATAGAGACAAACGAATAGAAGAAATAAAAAAAGAATTATACGATTTAAGAGTGGAGCGTGATATTGCACCGTTTGAATTTGAAGTTAATGGTGTGACATATTTGCAAAATAACAGGAGTATAGATCAATCAAATTTAACAAGAATTGTCGTAATGTGCCAAGCATTGAAGAAAACAACTTTTGAGAATTGGAAATTTTATACAAAGGAAAATAGTGAGAAATATGTAAATTTAACTATACAGGACATGATGAAAATGGCAAACATAATGCAAGAACAGACTACTAAATCAATGGCTGCAGAAACATTGCTGACACATAATTTGGAAAATCTAACTGACGAGGAATTAAAAAAATATAATGCAAAAGAAGAATATGAAAAAGCATATAAAAATATGTAGAGGGAGAAATTATGGAATTAGAAAAAGACAAACTATATATATGTTTTCACAAACCTAAACATCTTGTAGGACATTTAATAGCGTTGTGGACATTTGGAAAATATTCACATGCCGAATTTATTTACAATAATCAAGTATTTTTATCTAATCCTGGAGGAGTAAGAACACAAAAATTTAAATATTTGAAAAATATGGATATTTATGAGTTAGATAGTAATATTGATGCGAAAGATATTATTGAGTTTTTTAAAACAGCACAAGGCAAAGGATACGACTATCTAGGAATTTTAGGACAGTTTTTTTATGCTAATAAGGTACAAGAT